ATTTGTGATCTTATTGGTTATCATGAAGACGAAGAAGAACTAGACTTCGAAGACGACTAATAAATATCCCGAAGGAGATTCGGGATGTGGACATATAAAGGTGAAATCGTAGAAGATATTGGTAATTATATTGGATTCGTCTATATAATTACCAATCTTCGCACCGAAAGAAAATATATCGGTAAGAAAAATTTCTATTTCTCAAAGACTAAGCAAGTCAAAGGTAAGAAAAAGAAATACAAAGTAGAGTCTGATTGGAAAGACTACTTTGGTTCCAACGAAGAATTAAATCATCACGTAAATATTTTTGGCAAAGATGCTTTTAGAAGAGAGATTCTTAGATTCTGTTCTTCGAAAGGCGAGATGTCATATTTTGAAGCGAAACTTCAATTCCAGTATGATGTTTTAGAATCAGATCAGTGGTATAATTCTTGGATCTCTTGTAAGATCCATAAGAAACATTTGACTTTTCTGAAAAAGAAGGTATAATATGGATATATTAAATGGTAGTCCTTCGCTTGTCTGTGATAACGCAATAGATAACCTATCTTTTAAAAAGATATGCGAACACGTGCGTAAGCCCGAATTTAGGTGGGATTATTGGCCTGTCGGAAAACGATACATAGATTATGATCCAAACTATCCATGGTTCTTAGACCCAGATACTGGAAAATACACCAATCAGAATAAATATAAAGATAGTTTCTCGAGTATGGGTCTAGTAGACAATAGAGTTGTCTCAGAAATTGGTGGATTGTGCAAAGATGCTTTACTGCAAGTTGCATCGAGATTAAATCTAAAAATCAAAAATATCTATAGAGTAAGATTAGGGTTGATTTTACCCAAAGAAGATGGTAAGATCATTAATATGCCTCATGTGGATAATGAAATACCTCACTACACAGGATTACTTTATCTAACAAACAATGATGGCGAAACAGTATTATACAATGAAATGTATAATTTAGACCGTAAAATTAATAGTGCCGAGCGCTATAAACAAATTATGGATAATGGCGGATTTACGGTCGCCGATAAAGTAGAGTCTAAAGAAAATCGTTTCATGATATTCCAAGGTAATAGGTATCATTCGAGCACCTGCCCTACTAATATCAAGGAGAGGATAACTGTAAACTACAATTTTGATTTGGAGGTATAATATGCCATGGCCAAGTAAGAATCGACCACGCAAGGGTCGCCGTAAAGTCGGCAGTCAGAAGCGCAAGGCTCGTCGTTTGAAGGGTCGTAAGCGTAAGTAATTTTAATCAGAAAGGTGAATAAGTATGAATAAGTTTTTTCTAGCAGCAGCAATCGTTCTGGGTCTAACAGTTTCCGCTGGTGCATATCAGGACGAGACACATAACGGAACAACCGTTGCTGTTCCAGGCGCTGCTAAGAGCAAGGGCGTGTTCGCTCCAGCTATTCAGCTAACTCCACATGGCACCGTCGTAACTGCTCCTCCAGGTGCAGATGTTGACGTTGATAACGATGGTGATGATGTCTCTGTTGACATTACTCCAAAGGGTAAGCGTGGCCTTCTAGGTCTCGGCATTCTAGGAATGTAACAATGAAAAAGCTGAATCTGGACGAAGTCAGAGAGTTCATTGTCAACACATCATTGTCAACAAAGATCTACATCGGTTCAGATTCAGCCCGTTACCGTAAGGGTGAAGTTTGGTTTGCTGAATACTGTACTGTAGTTGTTGTTCACTATGATGGCAACCGTGGATGTAAAGTTTTTGGTCATTTAGAATCTGAAAGAGACTATGACCAGAAGATGAATCGCCCACGTATGCGTTTGATGAATGAAGTGCAGCGTACTGCGCAGATGTATTTGGATCTAGCAGAAGCTATTGGTCAAAGAAAAACAGAAATACATCTGGACATCAACCCTGACGAAAAGCATGGATCTTCATGCGTTATTTTAGAAGCAGTTGGATACATCAAGGGAATGTGTAATGTCATTCCTTTTGTAAAACCAAACGCCTTCGCAGCTTCTATTGCTGCAGATAGATTGCTGGCGTAATAATAAACTCCGGTAGCCAAGTGGTTAAGGCCAGCCGCTCATAACGGTTCCATCGGGGGTTCGAATCCCTCCCGGAGTACCACCAAAGGTTTGATAATGCAATCGATCAATAATTATATTTTCAAAAAACAATTATCTTTAGATCTTAACCTTATCAAACAAGAATGTTGGTCTGCATACGATATAATCAAAGAAAATTATATAGATAAAAATTCTAAACACAACAGACAGTGGTCTTTAGGATATGTCAGTTACAAATATAATTTATTCAGGTTAGGGTATCCAGGGTTTAGTTTATTACATGAACAAATTAGAGATATGTTCTTTGAAATAAATCCTAATTCCCGAGAGCAACATTATATACATTGTTGGTTAAACCTTTGCGATCAAAATGGTAATTTTCCATGGCATAACCATTCGTATAGATTTGCTATGCTTCTTGGTATGCATGGTTTCTTTTGCGTAGACGTTGAACCTTCTTCGACATACTATAAATTCTTGGACACAGAAGATATTTACGAATTAGAAGACAAAGATAATCTTCTGATTATGGCCAAAAACGATAACGATGAACATAGAACTTATCCTTGGCCATACAATAGAACCAGAATAACTATTCCTTTTAACATAGTTTCATCTAAGTATACAGGTGTTTTGCCTTGTACTGCTTCCTGGTTCCCTTTATAATCTGAAAGGATATATTATGCGTTATATTATTGTGCTAGCATTTGCGCTTTTCTCTACAACAGCAAACGCTGGCTTCTTGGATGATCTATTTGGTGGTTGGAATCAACACCAGCAAGTCGCCTATGGCAAGCATTCCAAGCATATAAATACCTATTCCACTGGTGGCGGACATAACGCCTCGTGGTATAACGACCGGAGCGGACGGACAGCATCCGGTATGCGTCATCACTATGGGGTGGCGCATAGAACCTTACCATTTGGAACAACGGTTTGTATCCACAACCCGTCGAATGGTAGGCAAGTAGAAGCCGTTGTAACCGATAGAGGGCCATTCGTCAGAGGAAGAACAATTGACGTCAATCAAAACGTGGCTCGTGCCCTTGGTTTCCGAGGAACCGCACATCTAAATTACCATCCGTGTTAAGGGTCGGTTGCACATAACAGAAAGGTAAATCCCAAATGAAGAAGATTATTCTAGCTGCGATGACAGCAGCTGCTGTGCTTGCGTATGCAAGTGTGGCAGAAGCAAAAGTTCATCCTGGCAAACATAGTCAGTATTCAGCAAATCTCGAAGAACCAGATCCGATTGGATCGATCTTCGATGGTTGGGGAGACGTTACTCCTCAGCTACGTTTTAAAAACAAACGACAGGCTCGCATTTACAGCGAGCGTAGAGAAGCAACTTATGGCTTTGAGCGTGCGGACGATGGATACTCAGGTTCGATCGTAGCTCTTGGTCATCAGCTTCAGCATCAGGGTCTCCGTGTGTCTGAGCATCCATCATTCGGTGGAGTGCACCATGTTCATCATGGTTGGGCACACTACGCAGGGCGTGCGATCGACGTAAATGTTGGTCGTGGCGTTTTCGAGGCTCACTCAGCGTATGCACACAATTTTGATCACCTTGCTGCTCAGTTAAGATCAGAAGGTTACACAGTGCTCTGGAGAGTTCCAGGTCACTATAATCATATGCATATTCAAAAATAACAACGAGGGTGGCAATGTCCGTGCCACCCTTTTTTCTTGGAGGCTATTTTGAATTTAGAAAAAGAAGACAAAACAATAGACATTCCGAATATCGAAGACCACCACTATTATCTATTCAACTCAACATTCGACGCAAGTTCTACGGGCGAAGCATTAAAGTTTATTCTTGCCCGTAACCTAATGAAAAAAGACCGCCCGAAGTTTATGAAATTTATTATTAACTCTCCTGGCGGCGAAGTTCCCTCAGCCTTTTCTCTCATCGATACGATGAAGGGTTCAAAGATTCCGGTATATACATATGGACTTGGTGAAATTGCTTCTTGTGGTCTACTTACGTTTATGGCGGGAGCAAAAGGACATCGTTACATTACTAGAAATACCGCAATTCTATCCCACCAGTTCTCATGGGGATCTATGGGTAAAGAACATGAATTGATGGCATCAGTCAAAGAATTTAATAATACCAGTCAGCGCATTGTAGATCATTATAAGAAGTGCACTGGTCAAACCGAAGCAACTATTAAGAAGTATCTACTACCACCAGAAGATGTTTGGTTAACTCCAAAGGAAGCAGTGAAATATGGAATCGCAGACGAAATTGTGGATTTTTATTGAGTGGGTAGCAACTGTTGTTCTAATCGTAGGTGTTGCTCTGACTTCATGGAATATCTATCCAGCTAATATATACGTAAGTGCTGCTGGTAATCTATTGTGGTTTGTGATAGGTTGGCACTGGAGAAAATTGTCTCTAATCACAATCCAAATTATAGTTACTGGTATATATGCAGTTGGGTTGTGGAAGTATTGGTTCTTATAAATAATCCAAAAAGGAATCAATATGCAGAACTTCTCAGAATTTATTGCCGAGTTAAAAATAACTCTAAAATGTCACGAAGAGCTTAATGAGAAGCTCTGGGATGGCGATAAAATAAAGCCAGAAGTTCGTAAGGCTCTTATAAAATTCGGCGAGACTTGGGCTGACTTTGCTAAGATTCCCAAGAGTATGATTGAAGATATCGTAATGACAGGTGGTAACACTAACTTCAATTACACTTCTAAATCTGATATTGATGTTCATCTTATCGTCGACCGTTCTAAATTGTTTAGCGATCCAAAATTCGTAGAGGAATATCTCCAGGATAAAAAATCTCTCTGGACTCTATCTCACGATGTTAATGTATATGGATATCCGCTAGAACCTTACGCTCAAGATAATAGTATTAAATATCCGAAAGATCAGGGCGTCTATTCTCTTAAAAACGATGAATGGTTAAAGAAACCTGGTAAGTGCGACTACGATTATCAGAACGATCACCTTCTTAAACAGAAGGTTAAGCACTATATGCACGCCATTGACCATCTAATCAAAAATAAGATGGGCGAGGGTGCAGTCAATGTTTTGAAAACAAAACTAAAGAACATGCGAGCCGCTGGCATCCAGCAGTATGGTGAATATTCCAGAGAGAACCTAGTATTCAAAGAGCTACGTAACAGAGGATATCTGGATAAGATGAATGCCTATGATAAGGGCGTCCAAGATCAAGAGCTCTCGCTAAAATAAATATTGCTTTCCACTAAAAAATAAGTTATAATGTTCTGATCTAACTTGGAGGTTGTCATGAATATGAGCAGTGATCTAGAATTTATGGTTGAGACGGACATGATTTTGCTGGGCTATAATCCGTATAACCCTGCTGATGTCAATTTGTATTGGGAGGATTACTTTAATGGCCATTGAGATTTATTCAAAGACTAATTGTGTGCATTGCGATCAAGCAAAGCAAATCCTACGCACACACGGTAAAGATTTCATTGAGTATAAGTTAGACGAAGACTTTACTCGTGAGATTCTACTATCAAAGTTTCCAGAAGCTAAGACTTTTCCTGTCGTAGTCGTTGATGGTTTTAACATCGGCGGATATGAGCAGCTAAAGCAGCATCTTGTTGAAGAAACTTCAGACACTCGCAAGGTTCTATTGGAAAATAATTACCACGGAGCATAAATTATGGCTACCTACGATCGTGACACTCTGCTAGAAGACCTACGCAAGAATGTTGTTGCAGTTTATTTCACAAAGGTTAATGGCGAAAAGCGAGAGATGCGTTGCACTCTCATGCCAGGTCTACTTCCTCCGACATATGTCGAAGAAGAAAAAGACGTAAAGAAATTCCATGACGAGAACAAAGAAGTTCTTGCTGTATGGGACGTGATGAAGGGTGGATGGCGTTCATTCCGTATCGACTCTATTGAATATGTTCAAGTTTTAGATCCATATCAATATTTTTAGGAGTCAAGAATGAACGAAAAGACCTACTGGGGTTATCACCTAATCATCAATGCGGGCGATTGCGATAGAGCAGCAGTAACAAGTCCAGCAACAATTTACGAATTCGTTACCGATCTAGTTGAGAAGATTGACATGGTTGCTTATGGCGAACCACAGATCGTTCACTTTGGCGACGGTAATAAGTCTGGATATACTCTTGTCCAGCTAATCGAAACAAGTAACATTTGTGCACATTTCTGCGACGATTCAGGTGATATGTACCTAGACGTCTTTTCGTGCAAGCCTTTTGATAAAAACGTAGTTGCTCAACTTGTTGATGACTATTTCCTACCTACTAGATCAAATACTACATATCTAGAAAGACAAGCATAACATAATTGGAGTTTGGTAATGAATATTATTTGGTCGGACTTTGATCCGAATTCAGAATGGTCTGTGAAGCAGCGTGAAGCTAAAGCGGTAAACGGGTCAGATTATTGGCCAACGATGCGGGAAGTGTTCAAGCATGATTGTGCTACACTCCCGCTCAATCGTTTTCGTTTGTGGGCTAGTATCCACAACGTTCCTCTTGTAACACAGTACAGAACATCTCGTTTCTTTGGCGAAGCATTCTATCATGCTTATCGTGACGAAGAAATCTATAATGCTCTGCTAGAAAACTGGATTGGTATTCCAGAAGGTATGGCAGAAGCACTTCGCCCAACTAATGATTTTGATACATCAACGCAGCGTATCCAGAACCTTGGTCATCTTATGATTACTGGGTTCGGTAAGGAGAAGCTACGTTCTATCAAGTCAATTGTTGAAATTGGTGCTGGCTATGGTGACATGTGTTCACTAATCCACGACCTTGGTTTCGAGGGCGAATATACTATCGTTGATATTCCAGAGACTCAGCCAATTCAGGAATTCTATCTTGGTAAGCAGGGCATTACTCCAAAGTGGTCTTTCGAAGACGACAACGTCTCTCATGCTGATCTTGTAATTGCTACTTGGTCTCTATCAGAAACGCCACTCGAATATCGTGCGCAGCTAATGCCAAAGATCGACCAGTCAAAGAACTGGCTAATCATGGCACAGTCTGAAATCTTTGGACAGAAGGTAAATGACGAATATTTTACTAACTTCTTCAAAGATAAGAACATGACAAAGATTCCACTTGGTTCAGAGCAGATGAAGCAGTGGGATGGTGATAACAATTATTATGTTGTGAGGGATTAATGCTTAACGTTCGTTCAACTTATCCTATGGCAGAACCTTGTTATAACCATGCAGAAAAGTGGCGTCCTAATAATGGTATTACATTCGGAACGTTTGATCTGATGCATGCTGGCCATGTTACAATGCTCGAGGTATGTCGAGCGCAGTGTGATCATCTAATCGTTGGGTTGCAGTCTGACCCAACGATCGACCGTCCAGATACAAAGAACAAGCCAGTTCAATCTCTTTTTGAAAGATATGCGCAGTTATCTGCTTGTCGGTTCGTAGACCAGATCATTCCCTACGACACAGAAGAGGATTTAGCAAATATGCTAAGTATCCTGGACGTTAAAAAGAGATTCCTTGGCGAAGAATATAAGGGACAATTCGTATATGCCGCTGATGTCTGCAGACAGCGAGAGATTGAAGTCGTATATATTGATCGCAAACACTATTATTCTTCATCAAATTTAAGAGGCAAAGTATATGCTAGAGAGTTGTCTAAACGCTCCAATAATCCATCTTGAATATTTCGCACAACAAGCTCAGAACCTTGATGGTTTGGTTCTAGAGTTTGGTGTAGCTACAGGCGGAACTATCAAAAGAATTGCATCAACATTACCAGACAGAACTGTGTATGGATTTGATTGGTTCCAAGGTTTGCCAGAAGATTGGACTAACGGTTACAACGCTGGGCATTTTTCTTGTGAGAAACCATCAGACCTACCAGAGAATGTAGTAATCGTAGAAGGTCTATTCAAGAAAACTGTTCCAGGATTTATCAAACAACACAAAGAAGAAAAAGTTGCATTCATGCATGTTGATTGCGATATCTATTCTTCTGCAAAATATGTTCTTGATAAGTTCGAAAAGAAGTTCCAAGATGGTTCTGTTATTGTCTTTGACGAATTTATCATATATAATAATTATCAGCATCATGAATGGAAAGCATGGAATGAATTCTTAGAAAAGACTAAGTATAAGTATGAAGTGCTCGGTAGAGCTCATGCAGAAAGCGTGGCGTTTAGAATTTATAAGTGAGGCATAATGACATTTAGTGATCAATATTTTAACGAAGTAGTAGACATCGCAAATGCAATCGATAAGAACAAAATTGATAAGCTGGCTAAAGCTGTTGCAGATGTCGGTGCGCATGCTGGTCGTGTGTTTGTTCTTGGCGTTGGTGGTAGCGCTGGCAACGCTTCCCATATGGTTAATGATCTACGTAAACTATGCGGAATCGAATCATACTCTCCAACAGACAACGTGTCGGAACTTACCGCAAGGACTAACGATGAGGGCTTCGACACCATCTTTACAGAATACCTCAAAGTCAGCAATTTTTCTTCACGTGATGCGCTGTTCGTCTTATCAGTAGGCGGTGGTAATAAAGAGAAGAATGTATCAGTTGGTCTAGTTAATGCCATTGATCTAGCAAAAGAATACGGTGCGAAGGTATTCGGTATTGTTGGTAAGAAAGATGGTTATGCTGCTAAGAATGGTGACATTGTTGTAGTTGTCCCGCAACTATCTCCTGATAGAGTTACTCCTCACTCCGAAGCATTCCAGGGCGTAGTCTGGCATTGCTTAGTTTCTAATCCTGTCCTACAGAAGAACAAAACCAAATGGTAAAAGCAGTATTCCTTGATCGTGATGGCACGCTCAACGAGCTAGTCCATGGTAGAGATAATCCAAAGCACGTTTGTCCTTGGTATTTCTCTGAGTTCAATTACATCAATGGTGTAGAGGAAGCAATTAAGGGATTGAGATCTCTTGGATTTTCTCTACACGTTGTGACCAATCAGCCAGACGTTGATGATGGATACACAACCGAAGAAACTATGAATGTCATTCATGATTGTTTAAAGAACGACTTAAAGGTTGATACAATTCAGGCAGCAAGAACACGTGGTACTGAAGAGTATAAACCTAATCCTGGTATGTTGAATAAGATCATCAAAGAATGGATGGTAAGTAAGGAACGTAGCTGGATGATTGGTGATACATGGCGTGACGTTGTTGCAGGAAATCGTGCTGGCGTCAAGACTATATACCTTGGTGATATATACAATGCGCCTCAAGAATATTTGCATATTACTCCAGATTTCTATGCCAAAAACCTTCTTGAAGCAGTAACAATTATTCAACAAAATGTAGGTGGACAATGATTGAGATTTATGCAGACGGTGCAGACTTTGATGGTATTATGAAGGCTGCTGAGAATCCAAGAGTTACAGGATTTACTACTAACCCAACACTAATGAAGCAAGCTGGTATTACAGACTATGAATTATTCGCAAAGAATACAATTCGTTCTCTTGCTGAAAAGCGCCCAGGAACTAATATCTCTCTTGAAGTATTCGCTGACGATACAAATAATATGTATCTACAGGCAAAAAAGATTGCTTCGTGGGGAGCAGAATGTAACTACGATGTGTTCGTAAAGATTCCAGTTATGAATACAAAGGGCGAACCAAATTATGGTTTAATTAGATTGCTTAACGAAGAAGGCGTAAAGGTAAACGTTACTGCGGTCTTTACTCCTAACCAAACTCACAATATTATAGAGAACATTACTAACCCAGATGTTCCCGTTATTATCTCTATTTTCTCTGGCCGTGTTGCTGATACTCTACGCAATCCTATTACTTGGACTAAGCAGTGTATTGGTGAATCAAACAACAAGCCAGCAGAGTTCGATAAGATTAAGTTCCTTTGGGCTTCTTGTAGAGAAATCTATCATCTGCAGATGGCAGAAGCTGCTGGTTGTGATATCATTACCATGCTTCATGATCAGATCAAGAAGTTAAACCTACAAGGTAAAGATCTAACAAAGTTTTCTCAGGAAACTGTTGAAATGTTTTATAATGATGCTGTTGCATCTGGATATAGGATTGAAGTATAATGAAGGGGTTTGAAGAAAACGAAATTTCCGAAAAGGCGTTTGGTGGTACAGAGATTGCCAAGCGTAAGTTGGCAGAGATTCTACCAGAAGATTTGCTCGAGAATTTCCAGATTATCTGTTCACGTCCTCGTGATCTAGACGAAAGCAAGATTCGTTTATTCTGGTGTCATGATCTTCCAGAAGATCCAGAGTCTGCTAAGTTCCGTGACGCTAATTGGCGTTCTAAGTTTCATAAGTTTATCTTTATTTCTAACTGGCAGTATCAACGCTATCAGTTAGTGCATGGACTACCTTATGATCAGAATTCTCTAATTCTAGAATCAGGTATTGTTCCTGCTCCTGAAACTTGTTTTGATAAGCCAGACGACAAGATTCGTTTAGTATACACATCAACTCCACAACGTGGTCTTGATATTCTTGTTCATGTATTCAAGGAGCTAGCAGAGAAGCATCCAGATATTCACCTTGATGTATTCTCTTCGTTTAAGATTTATGGTTGGGATGATGCTGACAAGCAGTTCGAACCGTTGTACGACGAGATTCGTAATCATCCACAAATGACATATCATGGATTCGTTCCGAATGAACAACTCAAAGAGCACCTTAACAAGTCTCATATCTTCGCTTACCCCTCTATTTGGACAGAGACATCCTGCCGAGCCATGCTCGAAGCTATGTCCGCTGGTTTGGTTTGTGTTCATCCTAATCTTGGCGCTCTACCGGAATCTTCCGGTGGGTTAAACGTAATGTTCCAGGGTGATCTTACTAACATTAATAATCATGCAGCTGCCTTTGCTGGTAATCTAAACGCTGCTATTGATTTTGTTAGAACAAAGAACCACGACAAGATGATTCGCTTTAACAAAATCTTTGTTGACAGCCGTTACAATATCGATTATGTTAAGACTCGTTGGCAAGCAAATCTAGAAAAGCTACTTGCTCATTATCCCGACGAGGAATCAAGAAAGTTTCCAAAGGAAATGTTTACTTACAAGGCATAATGAAATGATTCTAACAAAGACTCCGCTACGTGTATCGTTCTTTAGTGGAGGAAGTGATATGCCGTCCTTCTATGAACAGGAGGACGGCGCTGCTCTCTCCGTCACCATCAACAAATTCATTTACGTATTTGCTCATAAGGTTCCACATATGGGAGTGCGTTGTATGTATGATGACGTTGAAGAGCAACATGATATCGAACAGATGCAGCATGCAATCACTCGTGAGACTTTGAAGTATTATGACATCAAAAAGGAGATGACCGTTGCTTCAATATCTGATATTGTTACTAAGGGTTCTGGCCTTGGTAGCTCTTCTGCTTTTACAGTGGGTCTTGTTAAAGCATTATCTACCACAAAATACGATAACAGCACACGTAAATATGTTGCCGACATTGCATGTCAGATAGAAATGGAAAGGTGTGGCTATCCTGTTGGTAAGCAGGATCAGTACGCTGCAGCTTGGGGTGGGTTTAATCTATTCCGTTTCCGTAAGAATGGTGAAGTAGAAGTTGAAGAACTTAGACTAACCAATCCTAATGTAATGGCTCTTGAAAAGAATCTAATGCTTGTTTATTCTGGCAGAAGTAGAAATGCTAATAACATTCTACAGAAGCAACAGAAGGCGATGCTAGATGCAGATAAGTTCAACAAGGTTAAACGATCAAAGGATAAAGCATTCGAAGCATTGAACTTAATCCACAAGGGAAAGATCGATGACTTCGGTAGACTGTTACACGAGTCTTGGATTGATAAGAAGGGTGTCTGTGAAGAAATTACGCAGGACTATTTCGACGAGATCTATCAGACAGCTATAGATGCAGGCGCTCTTGGTGGTAAGCTACTCGGTGCTGGTGGTGGAGGATTCTTTATCTTCTACGTTCCAGAAAAAAGTAGAACAAAGGTTGAGGGAGCGATCTCTACCAAACACAAAGATTGTAGGATCTATGACTTCGAGTTCTACGGGTCTGGATCTCATATGGTCTATACTAATTAATAAATACTGTTGACATTTTAGTCAAGATAAGGTATTATAATTTGTCTGATAGTTCGAACAACGTTATATCTTTTCCAAAGTCTAACAAGAAGATTGTTATGGCAGCGGAGACTGTAGAACATATTCATAACAATCTCGAGATGATGAAACATTATCACATTCAAGAGACAATTCTTAATATGGCGCCAATCCTTTTCAACCAGTTAGACATCGCAGGTTTTGGAATGACCGACGATGAAGACGAGGATGTAAGGGATGGCGCTTTTATTGTTGAAGCATTAAGAGCAGTTATGTGTAAGTATTATGGTATCTACCATCCGTTCCAAACAATCATCGAGAATATCTTCGAAGATAAATTAACCGAAGAAGGTTCTTATAAGATTGTGGATTATCTAGAATTAGATCTAACTGAACCAGAAGAAACAGAAACTGAAACCGAATAGGTGATTTGTGATTATTGTTGACTTGAATCAGGTTATGTTATCCAATCTACTCATGCAGCTTGGTAATCATACCAATGCTCAAGTAGAAGAAAATATGGTTCGCCATATGATCTTAAACTCTCTCCGTTCTTATAAGGTAAAGTTCGGCGACGAATATGGCGAGATGGTTATCGCTTGCGACAATACCAACTACTGGCGTAAGCAGCGCTTCCCTTACTATAAAGCTAATCGTAAAAAGAATATTGAGGCTTCTGAGCTTAATTGGAAGAGCATTTTCGAATGCATGAATAAGATTCGTGCAGAGCTAAAAGAGTATTTCCCCTACCGAGTTCTTGATGTAGAGTCCGCAGAGGCTGACGATATTATCGCAACTCTTGTCTCTAAATTCGGTACAGAACTAAATACTGGCGAGAAGATTCTAATTCTTTCTGGTGACAAGGACTTCATTCAGTTGCATGTTTATGCCAACGTAGAACAGTATGACCCCACCCGTAAGAAGTGGATTAAACATGATGATCCAGAACGATATCTACACGAACATATTCTAAAGGGAGATGCAGGAGATGGTATTCCTAATGTTCTTTCTCCTGATAATGTTTTTGTTGTGGGTGATCGCCAGCGACCCCTGACAGCAAAGAAGCTAGAAAAGATTATGGGCACAGACCTAGAAGAAATGGATACTACTCTTGCCCGAAATTATTCTCGTAATGCTAACCTTATTGATCTCAGTTTTACCCCAGATACTATTCGTGAGAAAGTTATGGAACAATACAATGCTCAAGAAGGACGTGATCGCAGTAAACTACTAAATTACTTTATCGCAAACAAACTAAAAAATCTAACTGACCACTTGAGTGAGTTCTAAGGAGAAAATAATGGCTGTTCTCGGCATGTATGAATTTTTACATCGTGTATCTAAACTAAAAAAGACACAAGAAAAAGTAGACAATCTAAAAGCTAATGATACATTCGCACTAAGAATTATTCTTCAAGCTGCGTTTGACCCATCTATTAAGTTCCTTCTCCCAGAAGGCGAGCCTCCATATAAGCCAACCGAAGTAGTTGATCAGCAGCATGTGCTCCACAGAGAAGCAGAAAAGCTACGTTACTTCGTAGAAGGTTTCTATCCAGACCTCAACCAGAATAAGCGAGAGATGATGTTCATTGAAATGCTTGAACGTGTAGATCCTCTCGATGCAAAACTTCTAGTCGCAATCAAGGACAAGAAGATGCCATTCCCTGGCATTACAATCGGACATGTTAAAGAAGCACTACCAGGATTAATCGCAGAATGAGTAAGTCAGCATTAAAGAAGTTCAAGAAGAATGATTATTCAGACCGTGACGAGTATCATGATGATCCTCGTGAACGTGAGAACAAGCGCAAGGCAAAGCGTGAACAACGTGCGCTAAAGACAAAAGATATTTCTTCTCTTGTCGAGGAAGATTATGAATCTGGTGATGATTACCAGTTTATTTGGAATCAGGAAACTGACTAATGCCTATCTATAAGCTACGCAATACGCAGACTGAAGAAGAATGGGAAGAGCTAATTTCTATCTCTGAGATGGAACAGAAGTTAGCCGATCATCCTCATGTCGAACTTCTTATCAATGGAGCACCTATGGTTACTGGAACCATGGGAAAGAACACTCCCATGAAGACTAAGTATAAGGACTCTACTTCAGTAAAGAAACCTGTTCTAGATGCTACAAGTTATTCAGGAAACTAAATCAATGGATCCTTTACAGTTTTGTTATTGGCTGCAAGGTTTTGCAGAATTAAACAGTGGCACACCACCAAACGATATGCAGTGGAAAGCTATTAGAGATCATCTAGCAACAGTCTTTAATAAGGTTACTCCATCATATCCTGGACTTGGTCCTGATTGGCAAAAGGAAATCATTAAAGATTGGAAGCCTAATCCAAGTTCTGCTCCAGAAAATCCATATCCAAATAGAATAAATTTGCCACCTGTTTGGTATGGTCCAAATGTATCGCCTCCAACTACCCCATATACGGTTACTTGTAATAACTCAACAATGAGTATTTGCTAATGCCTACATATAAGTTTTTAAATAATGAGACTGGCGAAGAATATGAGGACTTCATGAGCATCAGTGCACTTGAAGTTTACCTTGAAGAGAATCCAAATGTAACACAACTCGTAAATGGCGCTCCTATGATCCATTCTGGCAGAGGCATGGGTAAACCCGATCAGGGTTTCCGTGATCTGCTTAAACATATGAAGAAGGGAAACCAAAAAGGTATTTCGAGGAGCACTATTAACACATTCTAGTAGAGGAAAAATGGAAGAAGAAACAAGAACACGTCGATTAACTCGCAAAGAAAAAAGACTTCTTCGTCAACAAGGTAAAGAACCAAAGGAAAATTACCAAGAGAAATTAAATTTTAATCTAAAACATTTTCATCCTCTTACAGAGAATCAGAAATTAGCATTTGATTCTTTTGATGACGATAAAAATCTAATGCTACATGGTATTGCTGGTACTGGTAAATCCTTTATGGCATTATACCTTTCTTTGAAACAGATCCTCAGCGATCCAGAATGTATCTATAAGAAAGTTGTTATTGTAAGATCTGTTGTTCCTACTAGAGATATGGGATTCCTTCCTGGTAGTGACAGAGAAAAGACTAAAGTTTATGAAGCGCCTTACTATGCCATCTGTACCGAGTTGTTCGGTAGAGGTGATGCATACGAGTATCTAAAGAAGAGAAACGTAGTTGAGTTTATCTCTACTTCTTTTATCAGAGGCATTACACTCAACGATTGTATTGTCGTTGTTGATGAGATGCAGAATGCTACTCTTCACGAGTTGGATTCTGTTATTACTCGTATTGGTCACAACTGTAAGGTAGTATTCTGCGGAGACTTCAGACAGTCAGACTTCACAAGAGAACACGAGAAGAGCGGTCTAACCGACTTCATGAGAGTGGTTCGCTCTATGAAATCTTTTGATCTAGTAGAATTCGAAGCCAAAGATATTGTTCGTTCTGCTCTTGTTAAAGAATACATCATCCTTAAAGACAAGATGAGAATTATAACGTAGGAGGAGTTGTGTCAAAAGATAAAAAGAAAAGTTATCGTTCGATCTTTATATCTGATGTGCACCTTGGAACCCGTCACTCTAACGCAAAATTGTTATTAGAATTTTTAAAAGAAACAGAAGCCGACAGATATTATCTTGTTGGTGATATCATTGATGGCTGGATGATGCGCAAAAACGTTTACTGGCCACAAGAACATAACGAAGTCGTGCAATTCTTTTTAAAACAGTCAAAGAAATCTGTTGAAGTTATTTTTGTCATAGGTAACCATGATGAGTTCCTTCGTGAATATTCGGGAACCGAGATGGGTAATATTAAACTGGTTAACGAAGTAATACATCATGGAGAAAATAATAAAAAATATCTAGTCATACATGGCGATCAGTTCGACCTTGTCACTAAAAACGCAAGATGGTTAGCATATATTGGCGGCTGGATGTATGATCGAATGATTGACATAAACCGTTATTTACAATGGGTTTATAATGCTCTTAACATAAATGGTTTCTCTCTATCTGCTTGGGCGAAATCTAATGTCAAAGAAGCAGTAAACTTCATTGGAGACTACGAAAAGGTAGTTGCCGATGCAGCCAAAAGGAGATGCGTCGATGGGGTTATTTGCGGTCATATACATTCTGTTAATATATCTACTATTGATGGTATTGAATACGTAAACTGCGGTGACTGGGTGGAATCCTGCACTGCCATTGTTGAACATTACAATGGTAAATTTGAGATCATAAGGAAACTATAATGAATATTACTATTTTTACTGATGCTTGGGATCCGCAGATCAATGGCGTTGTCACTACGCTGAAGACAACGATCAAGCATCTCGAATCACGAGGTCACGTAGTGAAGGTGATTCATCCTGGTCTCTATAAACTAACGATACCACTACAACCATCTACTGGCATTTTTATGCCAGTTTTGCCCATGGGTATTGCTGATGAAGAAGTAAAGAATGCTGACAAGATTCACATCTCAACAGAAGGAGCCATAGGTCTTGCCGCTAGATATAGCTGTAAAAAATACAAGAAGTCTTTTACAACTTCCTTTCACACTAAGTATCCGGAATACGTTAAGATACATACTGGTATTTCACCAAGAGTTAGCGGTGAGTATTTTCGTTGGTTCCATAGAGACAGCAGTGCTGTTATGGTTACAACCCCCAGTATGGTTGATTACTGTAAAGAATTGGGTATCAAACATCTAAAGATTTGGTCACGTGGCGTTGATACAAAACTGTTCCATCCAATTTACCCAAAGCCAAAGTCCGAACATATCTCGGCTGTATATTGCGGTAGAATATCAGCCGAGAAAAATTTAGAAGCATTTCTTTCTATCAATAATCCGTCAATCAGCAAAACTCTTATTGGCGATGGACCACAATTAGAAGAATACAAATCTAAATATCCAGAAGCTATCTTTCTCGGTAAGATGAACGCTAAACAAATTGCTGCAGAACTACCAAAGCATGACGTGTTTGCTTGGCCTTCTCTAACAGACACTTTTGGTTTAGTGGTGTTAGAAGGAATGGCATGCGGATTACCTGTAGCAGCATTTAGAAATGATGTCAACGAATATATCATAGACGAAAAGTCAGGTGCGTTGATGGATTGGGATTTTGAAGAAGGTATATTGGTCGCCAAAACACTAAAACCAGAGGACGCTGTTGCTCGTGCAGCTAAATTCTCTTGGGAAGCGGCGACAGATCAGTTCTTGGAGAACCTATCATGACAGAAGCAAAAGACATTATCAAAGCATGGGACTATTGGCCAGCGCCGCCAATAGATAAGATTGCTAAGTTCCATTACATCGATGTCGGTAGAGAACCAGACACCAATCTAACTGCTACAATGCCAGATATGCATTCTTGGTTTGCTTGGGATCAGAGCAGTCAGTCTATTTTATATGTCGATTATGACAAGGATATGAAATGGAAAGACACTTGGTATCTACGTTACAAACTTGGTTATGGTATTGCTGAATGGCGAGACGATAATATCGTTGATAAAGAAAGTATCTTTACTAAGATCTTTGGAAACAGAAACAAGATTGTATTCCAAGATAAGAATCCTATATGGTGGGGCAACTATTGCGAGATTGGTAAAGAATATGAGAACAATCCTAGGTCAGACTTCTTTGCTTGTTCGCCACCACAGTTACTAAATGGTATACAGTCTTTCGTTTATGAGAGAAAGATTGATAAGTGGACCAATGCATTCGGCGAAACATATAAAGACGTCGTCACATTAGTGTATCAACAAGCATGGGGATCTAAGGTTGGTGGTGCCAGATATTGGATGGCCAGAGGTATTGGCCCCGTAGCAGTTCAGTGGATCTCAACCGTTAAAGAAGCGTCTGGAAATAAGATATATATAACTAATAGAATGGATGCGAAATATAGAATGGAAAACGGATTTGCGAAAGATATTCAAACATAATATAGTCCCAGAAGTAGATATTACTACTGAGACTATTGACGGTAAAAGATATTATGTGTTACCGAATGGACAAAAGTTTCGTTCGGTAACTACTGTATTAGATTCAGCCCTAGACAAAACTGCACTAATGGAGTGGAAGAAACGTGTCGGTCACGAAGAAGCTCAAAAGATTACTGTCCAAGCTGCTCGTCGTGGAACCGCCGTACATTCCATCGCAGAGCGTTATGTCCTCAATGAAGAGAATTATCTTCGGGGTGCTATGCCTTCTGGAATTGATTCTTTTAAAGGTATTCAATCGCTCTTAGACAAACACGTCGATAACATTCTTGGTATCGAGTTGCCTTTATATTCTGTTGCCATGAGAACTGCTGGGCGCTGCGATCTTATTGCAGAGTTTAATGGTATACCTTCTGTGATTGATTTCAAAACAAGTCGTAAAACAAAAAAGGAGGAGTGGATTGAATCCTACTTCCTCCAGACAACTTGTTACTCGATGATGTTCGAATGGATCTATAAAATAAAAATCCCGCAGATCGCAATACTAATAGCAGTGGACAACGAGCAGCCACAACTATTTGTAAAGGATCGTGCGGAATATGTTAATAGAGTATTAGAGATCTTTACACAACCTACATAGAGCCGTAGGCGTTTTCTTCTTCGAGAGAGAATACTGTTCTCTTAATACCAAAGTGTTCGATCGCTTTCTGGCACCCCGGACAAGGTTCGGCCAGTCCACTTACCCACCCAGTGTCTCCCTTGTTTTGTTTCTTAACACGGTAGACATATAGGGTGGCATCTTTTAGATCATCTTCTTCGACAACTTTCAATGCTTTGATAATACAATCCACCTCTGCGTGTTTAAAGATCGCATCGATATTCTTTGCGAACCTTTTCTGCAGAGGATGGGATTTATCTGAGTTGAAACCGACAGAGATAATCTCGTTACGAAGAACGAGACACGCTGCCAGTTTCATCTTCATATTATTGGAAGTAGCTAGTCTACGGACAAAGTCCATATATTTCTTATCACGAGAACTCATCTGAGTATCCTAGATTACGAAAGTCTCGGGCGTAGATCTTTCGAACCATATCCACGCTTTCCGAATCATAATCATTATTATACTCTTCTTTTGAATAAGAGCCAACGTTTATTTTTGGTATACGAATGTTTAGATCTACCTCGAGCTCCCAGAGCTCTTCGTATCTGTAGATCTTATCCATCTCTGTTATATCTTCTTCAAAGATATAAAAAGATTGATCGTATTTCATAAGAGGAGTTTTCTCGGTAACTTCTCCTACCATAATCATGGACAAAAAGTTTTTAAAAGATATTTGTATTTGATTGAATCGCAAAAAATGATGATAATAACTATACGCTCTTGTGAAGGGATTTCTTACGACAGAGAACTTGAAGACTTCTGGAGTAATGTTATTATTAAGTTTGAGAACATGATAAGGATCGTGACCGATATGCCATGTTCTTAACCATGGTTGTTCTCTAAGTTGAGACCTGATAGCGATGCCACCAGTCTTAGGTATATGAACAAAGAGAAGAGGGGGAAGATCCCCCTCTACATTAGTAATCATAACGCTCGTTCATGATAGTGTCGAGCATAATCGATTCGGGAGTAAAGGTCTCTACGTTAGCCAAACCCTTCACCAGTGCTGGCGAGAATCCAGAAACAAGAGCAACTCCAGAAGTATCATACTTCACAGGCTGATTACCATACGCAGCATTTAGATTCCAGAACACGATCTTTGGTAGATCATAACCAGCATCCTGATACTTACGAGCAATCATCTGTAATGCGCTATCGTCGAAACGAGTGCACTGGTTGAACTGCATGTCTGATAGAATAAGCAGCATGTCAGGCATTTCTTCCTGAGGCACATTACCCTTCTTAGCTACATCAAGAACCTTATCCAGAGCACGGTGCAGATCAGTAGACATAGCCCACTTAGACTGAACCATCTGCTGGCACTTCTGAACGATATTACCGTTTAGGTGCAGCAACTGTGGGTTGTCGCTGAAAGTCAAGAAGGTATCCTTGAACGCTCCAGTGTTCTTGTCTGCAAGATACAGACCAAGAGACACAGCAACGTCAATGCAAGTAGTACCACTCTTTGAGTTGTATCCACCAGCAGGAGTGGTCATTGAACCAGAAACGTCAACCAAAGGTAGGATACGGGCATCCCCAACGAAGTTAGGAAGAGCATCCCACTGAGCCTGAAGATGTCCAAGTTCAGTGGCATCATAGTCGTTTGACC